ACCAAGTACGCTTACCTTGTTTATATACTCTTGGGTGATGATAGTGTCCTGTAATTAATATTTCAGCAGCACCACTAGGCAACCAACCAAACATTTGACCTTGCCACCACTTCATTATCTTACCTTCTGGACCTGCACCACCACCTGTCATATGTCCGTGTGTAATGGCTACAGCTTTACCTTTTATTTCTAACAAATGGTGATAATCGGTAGGCAATATTGTTGTAACCTTCTTGTATCTTGGGTTCTGTGCCATAATCTCTTTGCATATTTCAAAGTGCATCATATCAGAGTTGTCTAATCTGTCTGATAATACTTGTCCTTTGCCTGATCTGGTCATCTCTCCGTGATTACCACCTATCCCACACATAGTAATCTTGTCTGCGTGTGGTAAAAATGTATCAACAGTCTGCATAATCATCTGTCTAGCTAGTTTATATTGCTGTGATAGTGTTAATTCTATGTTGAAAGGCATAGAAGAATAGAAAGATTGGTCGCAGTTCTCTGTCAAATCGCCTAATCCTAGCAAAAATACCTCATTTATGGCTGTTCCTCCCTTACGCAGTGCCTTAATCTGATGAACCCCCTCTATAAGGGCTTCCTCGTAGCGTTTAAGGGTATTTTCTACTCCATAGTCTGCTTTTCCTAGTTGCCAGTCAGCCATTGTCCATATAAACGCTGTATCACCACCATACTTCTTGTTTTTTAGCTTAGGTTTCTTTAAATATATCTTGCATAACTCATCAAAGTATTCATCTAGTGCAGGGTTCTTACGTTTTACAACTCCCTTAAACGCATAAAAGGTGGTAACTTTACCACCTTTTAACTGACCTTCCCACTGTGATACCTTGACAGAGCCATCTATCTTGTAATATCTAGGATCAAATCCAAAGCCCTGCAATATACTATCGTATTTATCTTTGTAGTTTGGATCAGTGCCGACATAGGTTATATCACCTTTGCCTGTTTTTTCATCAAATTCAATAGAAGGTTGCCAACCTGATTTATAGTAGTTATTACCTAACTCTTGTGTCATAGGCAGCCCTTTCTGTTGTTCATAGTCTAACTATGATGTATGACAAAATCTACTTTGTAATTTGTTTTTTTGCGTAAGTCTTGACCACTGCAAGTGCAGCACCACCACCAGCTAAAGCTGCTAGTTCAAGTGTATTAGCATCTAATGATACTAAAGGTGCTACAACAAGTGCTCCAAGGAATGCTTCTATGAAAGTCCATAGTGTTCTTTCCAGCATATCTTTGAGATCTTCACTCATTTTATACTCCCACGAATCGGACCAAGGTGTCCACCATACATCCTTTTTGAATGTACCATCCTGGTTTCTTGCTCTGTTTTTTCTTTCAAACATTATATTATGTTTCTACCATCAAGTTTAGCATTTAATGTTTTGATTTCACCACTAATCTCTTGTAACTTTTCGTATACATCTGATTTTTCTGCAGGTTTATCAAGTAATTTATCAATAGTTGTGTATTCTATAGTTACTTTTTTGCCCTGTAGTAGTTGATTAGCTACCTTTGCGTACATTTTTTTATATGCAACTGTACTAGAGCCAATAAAACCATCCTTAGAGCTATCTAAATCTTGCTGTGTTTCACCTACAATAAGACAACCTGATGTATGTTCATCAGTGTTGCCAGTGTGTATAAGTATATAAGTAAAGTTAGGTACATCTAGTATATGCAACATTCCATAATGAGCATTCTTATAGCGATCACTGTACTTGGAGTGGAACGATCCTGATTTTCTAAACTCAATATCGTATGTGCCTTCTGGTATGCAGGTTTCGTGCATTACTTTTACTGCTTGGTATTGATCCTCTAATGTAAAGCACTCAAAGATACCATCAATTAACAAAATACCATTCGTTGCATCAGTTCCAAACTGTGTTCTTACTACTGTTAGTTTCATTATTCCTCCTATATACTTGGATATTTACAATTACAAATAGATACATTTGTGTACCCATTCGGATGTAAAAATGTCCTACATTGATTATCTATCTCATAATCAATGTCATCTAGTATAACATCATCAAACCACATTATTTTCTAAAACCAATAGTCAATAACCATATACCAAGAGTAATTACTGTGGCTAAACCTGTTACTTGTTGTGCTGATCCTGTAAGTGTAAGGGTTGCTATAACTAAACCAACTAAAGTCCAACTTAAATTAAGTGTTTCTTTGACAGCTTCTACTAGCCAGTTCCAAAGTTTATTTATCATATTGTTTTCCTAAATATAAACGCAGCCATACTTGCTATTCTAGTCAAGATTACAGGAACTACGACCTCCTGTGCTTTTTCTTTTTGATCTTGTGTCATATCATCTCCTATGTTTGCTATGTTTATTTCTTCAAAGTCTATATCTACAAAAGTTTCTATAGGATTTTCTAAAAATGTTTCAAACTGTACCTCTGTAACTACATCAGCTAATGTATAATTTTCCACATCTGCATTCTCTACAGCTCTTTCAACGTATTCTTCTACAGCTTCTGCAACTACCTCATCTTCTTTTACAGCTTCTGCAATAATCTCAACATCTTCTTTTTCTACCTGTAATACATCTGCAACAACCTCAACTTGTTCTTCTGTAAGTTCTTCTATTTCTTCTATAGCTTCTTCTACTACAGCTTGTACTATCTCTTGTACTTCTTCTGTTGCCTGATCTAAGTTTTGTACGCCAATGTCATTGACTTCTTCTAATACTTCTACAACTTCTTCGGTTGCGAGTTCTTGCACATATACTTCAATGGCTTCTTCAACTTCTTCATCTGTTAAATTTTCCTCTATTTCTATTTCAATGACTTCTTCTAGCTCTGCAACCTCTTGCTCAACCATCTCTTCAGTAAGTATCTCCTCAAATTCTTCGGCAGTATCCTCCACCTGTAAAACTTCAGGTTCTTCATTGTCATCTCTTCGTATATCTTCTTCGTGTAACTCATCTTCTTCTACCTCTTCAAACTCTGTGTCCCAGTCATCAAGGTCTATTTCTATGTCTTTTATGTCCTCTATAATTATAATCTCTACTTCTTCAAACTCTTCTAAAAACTCTTCTACCTCTATTACAGTATC